GTTGGCGGCGGAGCCGGCGGCAATGGCTCAACCGCCTTGGGCCGTGGCCGTTCTTCCACCGCCTCTACGCGCAGTCGTGTCGTCTCGCTCATTTTGTTCCTCTCCCTTGGGCCTTGGCCTGCAATTTCTGAAATGGCGTGATGGTGGCCGATGGCAAGGTCTTCGAACGCGTCTGGGCGTACTTCCAAACCGCGTCGAACGCCTTGACCCGCTCGCCTATGGTCGCGCCGGGGTCGTCACCCTCCGGGGCCTCCTCCTTGGCCGCGATGGCCAGCAAAGCGACAGCGGCCTTGTCCAGGGCGGCGAAGATGTCGGGGGCGTCATTGTCCATCGGTCGGCTCGCCAGCGTCCCCCAGAGCCATCAGTTCGTCATCGCTCATATGGCTGATATCCGGAAGATCGTCGCGAGGCGAGCCCGGCGTGACGTTGCGTCGCTCGCCATAGCGGCCGACGTGGATGATTTCGCCGCGCATCCGGGGATCAAACGAAACGTGGACGTGGGTGGGGGTGATTTCGATCTGGTCGAACTGGATACCCGACCGGGCGAGCTTCTGGCCCGTCTCCTCATTGTCCTGGCCGGGAACCTTGAAATCCCATGCCTCGCCCTTCAGGTGGGCGGAGTTCTTGGCCCCGCCCACTTCGTCGTTGCGATCTTCTGTTCGAGGGCCGCCGGTGATCACGACCGGGCCGCCCAGGTGGTAGCTGAGATAGTCGCCCACCTGGGCGTCTGGCGTGTAGGCGGCTGGCGTCAGGTCTCCGCCCTCTGGCGTGGCGGGGGAGGTATCGGTTTCTTCGGTGGGAGCGTCCGGCTCGCCCTTGCCGAATGGATTGCCGTCATCCGGAGCGTCCGGCTCGCCCTTGCCGAATGGATTGCCGTCATCCGGAGCGTCCGGCTCGCCCTTGCCGAATGGATTGCCGTCATCCGGAGCGTCCGGCTCTTTGTGATCGGCTGGCAAGCTCACATCCTGGCCGTGAGGATGAATAGCGGCGCCCACGGCGTGGTAGATAGGGGTCACGGCGGCGTTGGTCTTGGCGAGTTGGCCCAGGCTGTCCATGATCGCGTCGGTGGTCTTTGGCCCCGTGCCGCTACTCACCTTCGCGAGCCATTTGACGAACGAAGCGTTTTCGAGGGCGAAGTTGCCGGCCAAGGTCATCGCGATGGCTGGAATCTTCAGGAAAAGGTCGTGCCCAACCCCGCCCTCCGCCCCCACCGCCATCATGCCCCCCAACATGCCCATGTCGGCCGCCGTATAGCCGGATTGAGAGTGGTTGTAGAGCTTGCGAAGTTCTCGCAGGAAACCGGAATTTTCCGCCATGTCCTGGATGGCAGAGAACGTGCCCTCCTTGCCTTCGCCCTCGAACAGAAGCTTCAGACCGCTATCGACCGCGCTATCTTCGCGCCCCCCGACACGCTGACTCATATTCTCAAAATTGGTAAAGAAGGTTTCCGGCGAAAAGACCTGCTCGCCGCGCTTTCCAGGTGTCGTTACCCCCATCTGGCTGAGGACCGAGGCTGAAAAGTCGCGCCATTCGCTGGGCGTCAGGGAGCGCTTGACCTGCGTCAACTTCTCCAGATTTCCCTTCCCGGCCACGCCTGAACTGGCGTTAGCGTACAGGTCGGCGAAGATTTTTTCGCTGCTCTGAGTGTTGAAAACGTCGTTCAGCGTGTTCTCGATCCGCTTCTGGCCAGCGTAATAGAACTTGTTGGCCTCCCTATAGGCGTCGCCGCCGGCCTTCTTCCCCAAGGCATAGGCCCCACCCTGAAGGTCTTCACTGAGCGCGCCATAGATGCGCTTCAGCTCCGCTTCGTCTATGCCGATGCGGAGTTCCGGTGTCGTCATCATCATCCTGATGCGGGTGCGGAGCTGACGAGCGTCCTGCCAGGATAGCTTGCCCTGAGATTTGGCGAGGATGCCCTGATATCTCTCCAGGATCGGGTTACGGTGCATCTGGCTCAACGACGGATTGTCAAACAGGGCCATGTGGTCATTGAGCGCCGCCGCCGTGTTATCGGCCTTGATCAAGGAGGTCGGATTGCCCACCAGGCGATCGGCGCGCTCCATCAACACATTGGCCTTGTTGCCAAAGCCGATGATGTTGGATTTCGTGGACCGTGCCGCCGACTCCAGGGCGGCGGTAGTGCCAGGGTCCAGATTTTCCCTGACCGGAGCGCCGTCCGGGTTGCTTTGCGAAAAACGCTTGATCCCAGCGCGGATGGTGTCGCCAATAGACTTATCGGTTCCGACTTGGCCGATCTTCGCCGCCGTCTCCGCTCCGGTCTTTTCAATCGCCTCGCCGGTTCGCTTCACCGCCGCGCGAGGGCCATAACCGGCGAGAGCTGTGCCACCGAGGTGTGAGGCTATGGTCCGGAGCGCGGGGCTGGTGGTTCCCACGGTCAGGCTCGGCTTGGCGCCTATGCGCTCCTGGGTCGCCGTTCGTCTAGCCAATTCTCCTTTGTTGGCAGCCCAGGCGGCCTCGCGGGCCTTCAGCATGGTTTTGAACTGCTCGACGGTCACGCCAATCTTCCGCGCCGCGTTCGCCATGGCGCGTTCGGCCGCCACTTCGCCGCCAAACGGGACAACGAACGAGGCAACATCGCCGGCCGTCTTCTTCTTGATCCGACCGCCGGATAGTTGCTCTACCGGACGCCCGATCATCGTGTCAAACGCCCCCTGGAGGGGCGACATGGCGTAGTCGAACACGTCGCCGCCGGTCTTCAGGGCATGGGGGCTAAACGGGCCTCCCGCCGCGTCCTGGACGGTCTGAAGCGGCGAGCGGGGTTGCATATCCTGCTCGATCCGGCCAGCCGCGTCTTTCTGACGCTCGCCGAAATCCTTCCACCACTGGACAGGCAGGATATCGCCCTGTGGCGGTGGCGCGGCGGGGGGCGATGGTTGGCCGAATGGATTGCCGTCAGGCATGGCTATTGCCCCAGAACGCGCGCCGCCGCGCCGGGTCCGTAGGTCTCATCGAAATGCTTCCGGTACCGCGGGGTCGGCGATTTCTTCAGGATGTCGACGTCATATGGTGGGGGGGCCTTTCCGCCCCCTCCACCGCCCAATAGCCTCTGAATCTCGGGGTGGGCCTTCTTGAAGTTTGGGGGGGCGACATCCTCCGCCAAGTGCGGATCGATTCCCATATCGACCAGGGCGGACTTCTGGGCCTTGACGGCGTCGGCGTAGTGCTTGTCGATCTCCCGCGTCGAGAGCTTGATGGCGGCGGCCATGTCCCGGATCACGTCGGCGGGAACCGCGCCGCCACGGCCGAACCATTGATGGTATTGCTTGTCGGCCTGCTCCATCACGCTCATGTCGTCCTTGGTCATCTTGACCTGAAATCCGCGCATGGCGTTGCCGCCATTGAAAGCGCGGGTGAACAGATCGGTGACGACCGAGGCGGAGATAACGCCGCGCCGCACGCCGTCAACAATCGCTTCCGGATGGTCATATGCCTCGTTCACGATCTTGGCGACATCGGGATAGGACTCGGCCACCCCGTTCCACGCCTTCCCGATCGCCGATTTATCGAGCCCGCTCTGCATGGACGTGACCTGTTTACCGGCCTGCTGCTGCGTCCAGGCGTGTCCGGTCTGGGCCTGAAGTTTGCCCCATTCCTGAACGCCGGCCTCCGCCCAGGCCCTTTGTTGCGCCGGCGTCGAGGTCTTGGGGTCGGGTGCGGGGTTTTCCTTCCGCCAGGCGTTCATGGCTTCGTTCTGAAGCCCGAACGACTCGAGGTCCTTGCGCGACTTCACATAGGCTTCAAATCCGCGCTGGCGGCCTTCGTATACCTCGACAGCCCCACGGGCGCCGTTGATCTTCGCTTGATCGGCCATGATGTTGTCGCGGAATTTGGCCGAGGCGGCCTGAATTTCCGCCTGGATGATATGTTCCTGGTTGGCCGCATCCTGAACCGACAGACGGTCAAGGCGGTCGGCTTGGGCCAGGATGCGCTCGTAAGCCTTCTGCTGGTAGTCGTACAACTCCATGGCGTTCTGGCTAGCCACTTGCCAGGACTTGAACGCGGTCGAGAACGCCTCGGTGTCGCCCTTGTGGAAGGCGTTGATCGTCGCGGCGGCCGAGTTTATGGCCGTGGTCAGGGGGTGGCGCGTGAACAGCGATCCCAGGGCGGCGAGCACCATGGCCGAGGATGACCAGGCGTGTTGAGGGTCGGTGAGCTGTTCGGTGGGTTGCGGAACCTGCTTCAGCGTCGGGGGCGTGGCCGAATCGCGCAACCGCTCATGCGACGCCATCTCCTGCGTCTTTCGGGTTTCGATCCCCTGAAGATCGGCCGTTCCCTTATCGATCGCCGATTCCGCCTCGGCGAGGGGGTTGGTCTTCTTGAGGTCCGACTTTCCAGCGAGAGGGCCAGGTTGATCCGTAGGCAGGGCCGGGGAGGGGGCGAGAGCGCCGTCAGCCATGGTCTATCCTCCCGTCGCCTGGACATATTGAACGGGCCGGCTGAAGTTCGCCAGCGCTGCGGCGAGGCCCGTCACGCCCTGAGACAGTTCCTGGTCCTGGGCAATCTGCGTCTGCATGAGGCCCTGATAGAGCTGGTCGGCCATGCCTGTCTCCTGCAAGCCCTGGCTGAACAGTTGGGCGGCAATGGTCTGGCCCTGACCCTGGATTTGAAGGGCGAGGTTCTGAAGGTCCTGCGCTTCGGCCGATGATCCGGTCATGCCGCGCGAGGCGTATTGCGAGCGGATCGAGGCGGCGGCTGAAGCCCCGGCGGTGTTGAGTGTGGCCTGAATGCCAGGGGGGAGCGTGCCGGACAGTTCATAGCTTCCGAGTTGCGACGCCTGGGCGGCCAGGGACGCGGCCGAACCGGAAAGTTGGCCCTCGAACTCGGGCTTCTGGCTACCCTTCAAAATATCCAGACCGAAGCCGAGCCCCACGAGGTCCAACATGGGATTCTTGAACATACTCCCCAAGCCGCCTCCCGCTGCGGTAGGGCCGGCCGATCCGCCGCTACCGGCCAGGGGAGCGCCAACCGTGCTCGCCCCCGTTGTGCCCGGCGCAAGATTGCTGGTGAGAGCATTGTCACCCCCAAGGAAGTTGCCCTGGAAGGCTGCTTCACCTGGGCTCACCCCGCCGGTCGTCGCGCCGACCGTTCCGGCCGCGCTTCCCAACGAACCACCAAGACTATCTCCAGACCCCAGGACCGGGGTGGAAGTCAGGGCCGTTCCCACGCCGCCAGCGAGCGGAGCGGATGGAGCCCCAAGACCGGCCGGCGTGGATGTCAGAGCGGTTCCCGTGGCGCTGGGTATGCCGGCGCTGGCCGGAGTGGCCCCGCCGCCCGCCGCTCCCGCTCCCACGTCGCCGGGAAGAGCGGAAGTTGACACGCCTGTCGGCACGGCCGAACTGTCGGGGGCGAAGGCGTTGAAACCGGCGGTGTCGCTGGCGCTGACTCCGACCGGGGCCACGCCAGCCGCTGCGGAAGTCGCTCCGCCGCCGGTCGCGCCTGCCGACGAACTTGGCGCTCCGCCGCCCGACAACGCGCCGGTGATGGCTCCGCCGACGCCGCCCTCAAGAGCGCCGGTAAGCGGGCTTTGTCCGGTCGCCACGCCACCCAGGGCGCCGCCGGCCAGGCCAGCAATCGCATCGGCCCCAACCGTGCCAATTCCGGTCGCCGCGCTGATTTCAGGACCAAAGCCGCCAGTGATCCCGCCAGTGATCCCGCCGAACAGCGCGCCCTTGCCGATGTCACCGCCCGTGATCGCCCCCTCGGTCGCCCCCAGTCCGGCGCCTACGGCCGCGTCAGTCAGGCCGGTTCCGATGGCCCCGGCCACCCCAGCGCCGACTCCGAGGCTACTTGCCGCGCCAGCAATCGCCTCGGGCGCGGTCGTGCTCAGAAACGTCCCGATGGCGGTAATAATGGCGGACCCTGGCATCTCACAGCCTCTTGCTGAACGTGGTCTCTATGGGGTCGTACCCACGCGACTTTAGCAGGATTTGAAGTTCCGGGTGAGCGTTCTTGGTGTGGATTTGAACCACGGAACCCTTGAGGTCGTCTTCAAGCAGATCAAACAGGCCGTTTCCGACGCCGAAATTGCGATGTTCCTTGAGCACCAGCACGATATCGCTCACCGCCCACGCTTGACCCCGGTAGTGCGGATGCGACTTGATCACCGTCATGATCACATAGCCAATCAACGCGCCGTCCAGGCGGGCCGTGTAGATGCGGATGAGACCGGCGCGGTCCAGGGCCTGATAGTGGTCATAGTTCGGATCGAGCGGAATGTCGGAATAGGCGGCCAACTCGAGCCAATGATCGATCAGAAGCGGCCGGATATCGGCGATCACCTCGTCATAGGTCTCGATAGAGAACTCCATGGTCATGAGGCTATACCGAAAAACTGTTCGAGGTTGAAGTGATCTTGCCAGTGCAGGTAGGCCCATTCGACCACCTGGGATTGATCGGAAAAATTCACATCCTGAAGGTCGATCGACTGGACCCCGGCCAGGGCGTCGGCCTGAAGATGCATTTGCTGGTTACGCTGCAAAAACCCGGTCAGGTCCGCATCGGTGATCGGACTGAGGACATATTCGATCAGCGCCACACCCTTGGCCTGGGCGGCGGCAATGATCGCCTCATGGCTCTTGCGGTGAGCGAGGTCGTAGCGCTCCCAGTCCTGGGCGTTTTGGGGCGGGGAAAGCAGGTCGATCAGCACTTACCAACCCCAGCCGCCGCGCCTCATCTTGCGATCGACGCCGCGCCCGCCGTCGGCGCCGCACCCGAAACCGTCCAATTCGGCCTTGTTGTCCGATCGGTTGGCGCCGTTCTGGAGTCCGTTCCAGCCGCCAAATGGCGTATGCTCGGTTCCGTTCGGCGTCTCTGCCCGAACCTCGCCCTTGACGAGGCGCGAAAACTTGATGGCCATGTCTCTCTCCTTAGCCCGCGATGGCGGAACTATCATGGTAAGCTATCATGAGATGGCCCAAAGCAAAATCCGGACTGGTGGTCGTGAACCGGAGCCCCATGCTGGTGAACGGAACGGACCCGCCGCCAGTCCCGCTTCCCCAGGTGGCCCAGTAGGGCGAGGGGGAGGCGAAATCGATCGGCTGAAGGAAGGGGTCGGCGTAGGTCGCGTTCTGGGTGGTCGTATCGAACGGGTTCTGAAGCGCCTGGCCGGACGAGACGGCGGTCACGTCCATGGCGATGCCGACCGCCCCGGCCGACAGGTCCGACGCCACCAGATAGAGCGCATCCATCTCCTTGGTCATGAACGGCTTGTCGTTGCCGTATAGCTTGGTATCCAGCCGCTTGGTCAGGGTGTTGGACGACTGGGCGAACAGCGGGTAGAGAGAGGCCCCATCGGTCCCGTAGGCGTAATAGGTCGAGTTGAAAGTGCGCGATCCGATGAAGGTCAGAGCGAGCCCCTGCGAGGTGACCACCCACTCCCGCTCGTTCCATGTGACCATGACGTTCCGCGCCGCTTCGGTATCAGGGTCAGTCACCGTCATCAGCATCATCACATGCTTGATGTCGAACAGCGTGGCGATGGCCGAGGTGGGGACCAGGGCGCCGCCGGTGGGCGGGAACACCGCATCGTCGAACAGCGTCGCCAGCTTGGAGGAGATGCGCGACACCGCACCGCCGTAGAGACCATAGAGCCCCGTCTCGTTGGCGAATAGGGTTGACCGGCCGAAGTCGATCAAGCTGTCTCGCCAGGACAGGCCAACCTGGGGATCGACGTTCTGATAGGCGAATGTCGTGGTCGCCGGGTTGCCGCTAGTCTGGACGTTGGAGACCACCGAACAGGAATGGTCCCCGAAGAAGTAGAGGTAGCCGTTAGACTGGTGGATGGCGACATAGCGCTTCTTGAGGAACGAGTCGGAGTTGGTGAACAGCAGGCCGCCGTCGGAAGTCGCGAAGTCGGTGATCGAGCCGGGCGCGCTAACCGCGAAGTTGCCGCCGGTGGGCAGTGGCGAAAACTGGCCGGGGGCCGGATCGCAGATCCACACCCGAGACTGAAACGTCTCGATGGACGATCCCGACACACCGAACGGCATGAGTTGGACGGTGGCGTAGGCCGAGCTGTTGGCCCCCGACTGGACCTCGATGGCTGGGGCGGTCGTGTAGTTGAGCCCATAGCTCATCATCTGCACCCCGGCGATAGAGGTGGGTTGAAAGATGGCGATGGCCCCGGCCCCGGTCCCGGTATCCTGGCTGGTGGTGTTGAAATTCGCCGGCTGGATGATGACTTCGACGTTGGTCGTATAGCCGGACCCTCCATCGGTCAGGTTGATGGCGATCACCTCCCCGCCGCCCAGGATCGCCGTAGCCGCCGCGCCGGTCCCCGCTCCGCCGCCGGTGAAGATCACCGTGGGGACCTTCTGATAGTTCTGTCCCCCAGAGATCACATTGACCTTGGCGATAGAGGTCCCGACCAGTTCCACGGTCCCGGTCGCCCCGGTCCCGCCTCCACCGACGAAAGCGATGGCCGGCGCGTAGACGAACCCGGACCCCGGATTGACCACGGTCACGCCCTCCACGCTGGTGGGGTCGAGCACCGCCACGCCGGTCGCGCCGGTTCCCGTACCGCTGAAGGTCACCGTGGGCGCGGTCGTGTAACCCGTGCCGGGGTTGGTCATGGTCACGCCGATGATGATGTCGTTCTGGACCGTCGCCGTGGCTGTGGCTCCGGTCCCCGCCCCGATAATGGCCACCGTGGGCGCCGAGGTGTAGCCAGACCCTGGGCTGGTGATCGTAAGCGCCGTGACGACCCCGCCGGTGACCGTGGCGGTCGCCGTGGCCCCTGACCCACCGCCGCCGGTAAAACTGACCCCGGCGCCACTGCCGTAACCTGACCCGCCAGCCGTCAGGTTGAGCGTGGCGACGCCGGAACCGATAATGACGGTTCCGGCCGCGCCCGTGCCGCCGCCGCCGCTGAAGGCCGCCGTGGCCGAGGTATATCCAGTTCCGCCGCCGGTGATATTGACACCGGCCACGCCGCCGGTGTTCAGGTTCGCCGTCAGGATAGCCGAGGTGTCGCTCCCGCCGCCACTGAAGGCCAGTTGCACAACATCGCCGACGCCGTAGCCGTGGCCGGGGTTAGTGATGTTGAGATAGACCACGCCACCGGCATTGATCGACGGAACGACCACCATGCCCGACCCCAGGCCGCCGAAGGCGGTTACCGTGGGCAGAGTGTCATATTTCAGGCCACTCGACAGCAGAACCACGCCGTTGGGCGCCGCCGTGCCCGCGCCATAAAGTAGCGCGCCATCCCAGGCCCAGTAGTCGTTGACCGAATTGCGGTTGGAAATCAGGATGTATAGCGCGCCATATTGGCTGACCGCTGGGATGAAACCGGAGGTGGCGTTATAGAACGTCGCGGCCGGCCCGATGACGGTCTGGGCGCCGCCGGGCCACGCCACTTGGACGGCCGATCCGTCGCTCAGGAACACCGCCACATAGTCGCTCTCGCCGATGACGTACCAATTGAAGCTGATGATCGTCTTGCCGGTTGGGGCGGTGTAAAAGGCCGCGCCTGGTCCCCAAGCGGTCCTCAGATAGCCATCGCCCAACTTCAGGAAGTTCTCGACCCACAGAAACTCCTGATCGTTGACCGCGACCGGCGAGGACTGAAGGTTGATCCCGCTGAAGGGGTAGGGCGAGAAGAACTTCCAATGGTTCGGCAGGCCCATCCCGCGCGAGGCTTGGTCAACGACGTTGGCCATCAGCCAAACCTGGTTTGCGGGTAGTACCGCTGCGTCTTTCCCCGATCCACGGCTACTCGATCGACGCCAAGAGCCTTCATGAACAGGCTATCCATGACCTCCGCCTGGGCGTAGCGCTGCGAGCCCAGGAAGGCCAGGGAGGCGGCCCCGAACTTGATGGCGTCGCGAAAACTCTTGGGAATGGCGTCGAAGTCGTCGTCGGTGTTCAGCGGCGCAGGCAGACAGGTTGTGTCCGCCTCGATGACGCCGATTTGCGAGGGGGGCGGCCACATCCACACCTCGCCATCCTCGCCGTCGTTATAGACGCTCCAGACGGCAGGGTCGTTGAACATCTGAGTCGAGACCGAACGGCAGTAGGCCTGCATGTCCTCCCATGGCAACCAGTCCAGAGCCGGCTTGAAAGCCCCGCCGCCACCCCAGTTGACCGACAGGGTGATGACATCGACGATCCCGCGAATGCCGTCGTACTGCTGTTGCATATACGGGTTGAAGAAGCCCTCATAGGGGTAGCGCTCGACGCCGGGGATGGTCTGAAGACCGCCCACCGCCGATCCGGTGATGCTGGGCTGCGCGGCCGGCAGGGCGCCGGGTTGGATGGCGCCGGGGATCATCGAGCCAGGTTGCGCCGTGGCCCCCCAGGCCGACTGTCCGGTCACGAAGCGGCGAATGCAGCCGGTGCGCTTGGCGACGGTGACACGGCTCGTGTTGATCCATCCGGTGAGCTGCGTCTTGCTGATGAAGGCGAAGTTCTGGTCCCTTAGAAGCGCCGATGTCGTGTTCAGATAGTCGCTCAGGGCCATGGGTCACCAACGAAAAGGGCGGCGGCCAATGAGACCGCCGCCCGACTGTATCATCATATGGCTCCGGCGATCAGGTCGGAAGTATGGTGATCGCATCCAGGGCCGCCGCGACCCAACCCGTCACGGTCGCCGCCGCACCCGAACCGGAGGCGGAGGTGAAGGCCAGGGTCGGAGCGGCGGAGGCAACAGCCGCGCCCGGATCGATCAGCGTCAGGCCGGTGACGGTTCCAGAGCCGGTCAAGGTGCAGGTCGCCGCCGCGTTGTAGCCCTGGGCCACACCGTTGAGCCCCTCGCGCGGATCGTTGACGAACGAGATAGTCGGCGGGAAAGCGTAGCCGGCTCCGGCCGCGACCAGGGTCACGGCGGAGACTACGCCGGCCGTCAGGGTGGCGTAGGCGGTGGCCGGAATGCCGCCGCCGGGAGGCGGGGAGATCAGCACCAGCGGCGGATAGGTGTAGTTGGTCCCGCCATTGGTGATGGAGATGGTCGAACTGACCGCGCCGCCGACGATGGCCCGCCACACCGATCCGCCGGACGAGGCGGTTACCACGGGCGGCGTCAGATAGCCGGACCCAGCGGCGGAGATGGTCGATCCGGTTCCGGTGCCGGTCGGGTTGAACAGCCGATAATTGACTCCATCGGAGAACACCGTTCCGCCGAGCGTGCTGGTGGAGCCAACCTCGATATTCTGGTAGCCCAGGGTGATGGGGTTGAACTCCTGGAAGACCGTCTTGGTCCCAAGATTGACATTCCACCGCCCGGCGGGGATGGCGTACGCTTGCGCGCCTTGAAGTTCGATCGCCGTGGTGACGAGGGCGCCGAGCGATGGAGTGACGCCGGGACCGCCATACTGGATAGGCATTGGTCAGTTTCTCCTAGATGACGGCCGGTTGACTGGTGGGGGTGTTGGGCCAGGCGACACCCGTGATGCCCTGAACCTGCGCGCCGCTGGAGGGCTTGGCGCAGACCAGATCGGAGCACGAAATCAGGACGCCGATTTCCGAAATCTGGCCCAGGGGAATCTGGCTTTCGAACCCGCTGAAGGTCATTGGCGCGTACTCCGACATATAGAGTCCGGTGTAGCGTGAGTTGACGATGAACATGGAGCCGAGCGGGCAGAAGGGGTCGGGGAAGATCGGCGTGTCCATGATGGAGATGCCACGGAACCCGGCGTTGACCACATCATCCTTCTCGTAGATCGACTTCGGCTTGGTCGTGAACATCTCCAGGTTCATGTAGTCGCCGGCCAGAACCGCCCAGTTGGCCGGGTTCATGACCGCGAAGTCCGGAGCCTCGCCGCCGGCGCCGGCCTGCACCCGCGCCAGGAGCTGCATCATGCCCACCCGCGAGGTCGCGGCTACGGGCATGTTGGTGATCAACTGGCCGGCCCAGTACTGGTTTCCGGCCCGCGCGATACCGCCGTAGGACGGGACATTGGTCCCGTCGTCGTAGGCCATCGACAGGCTGTCCCAGACCAGGTTCTGGCCGTAGTTGTTGGAGTAGAGGGCCTGGGCGTAGGCTTGCTTCATGACCACCGCGGCATCGCTCATCTGGGCGCGGAGTTTGGGGATGATCACTTCGGACGACTGGACGATCGCTTCCATGCCGAAGAAGCCGATCGGGACCATGCCCAGCTTCAGGTCGTAGCGGGCGTCCTGGATGGCGGCCTGGTCTTCCGGCAGGGCGAAGTCGCCGGAAAACGAGCCCCAGCCGAACGAGACGAAGCTGGCGCCCTGGATCGGAATGGTGATGCTGCTGATACCGCCGCGAGCCGGCTTGGCGTTGGCCATGAACATGCTCAACGCGACATGGCTTTGGTAAATCTGCGTGTAGACCGACGGAATTACCGCGCGCCGAGTCAGCGCGGCCAATTGAGAACCAAGAACTCCACCGGGGACGATCCCGCTTCCGGTGAGGCCGGGGACCGGAGTATTGGGGAACGCCATCAGGCAAATCCTTCGCTAAAAACTGACGCCATCATTGGATTCCGAACGTCTCCGCCTCGTAGGCGGCCGGATCGGCGGCGAACTTGTTGAGTTGGGCGTCGAGGAACGCGTCGGGATCGCGCATCAGTTCCTTATATTCATCCTCGCCCCCGCCCTCGAAGATGTTGATCCGGCTGGCGCCGTAGGTGGAGCGCGGGGCCTTGGCCGGCGGATTGGCCTGGACGAACCACGCGGCGGTGGCGTCCACGTCGGTATAGTTGCCGGTCGCCTTCATGCGCTCCAGCACCGCCTCGACCCCCTCGGCGTTGAGGGAATATTTTTGCTTGGCCTCGGCCACGCGCTGCTCGAAGGTGGTCCTGGCGGCGTTTTCCTCGGCGGTGGCCTTCTCGGCGGCGCGATCTTCCTCCCACTTGTCCAGCCGCGCCTTGAGGGCCGCGTTCTCGGCGACCAGGGGCGAAAGCAGCGGATCGATTCGGTCTTCCGGGAACGAGAAGCCGGCGTCCGGGAAAAGCGCCTTCGCCTTGGCGCGGACGGTGGCGCTCACATTGGCGTCGGCCAGCAGGTCGGCCACCAGTTTTTCGGCGCGCAGTTGGGAGGGGGTGGCTTCGGCCATGGATCAGCCTTTCTTCCCCGCCGTGCCGCCGACGTGCTCAAGCGAACCCGGGCGCTTCAAGTCCTTGGGCATGGCCGACTTGGGCGAGCCGTAGGGCGTGTTGTCGAAGGGGACGTAAATCATCATCGGATCGGACCCTTCGGCGGGCACGTCGCGGACGTAGGCGCGGGGAAACTTGCCGGTGGACATGATCGTTCTCCTATGCCGCCATCGGGGCGGGTGAGGGGGGTGGAGCGCCGCCTGGAGGGGCGCCGCCGGGGGACATGGCCCGCATCTGCGCCTGGCGCGCGGGGTCCTGCTGCGCGCTGCGGGCGAGTTGGGTCAATTGCTGCATCATGGCGGACTGATCGTCGGCGCCCTGCGCGATGTTCTTGGACAGCGAGGAGATCGCCTTCATCACGTCGTTGTGGAGTGGTGAGCCCATGGGAATGCCGACGAGCGACTTCTGAAGCATCTCGACGGCGAGCTTGACTTGCGACATGCCCTGGGCGGCGGAGCCTGCCTGGGGTCCTGGGGCCGTGGCCGGTCCCGTGCCGATCGGCGGCGATCCGGGGGGCGCTCCACCGCCACCCATACCCGGCGGGGGCATCCCTGGAGGCGGCGCGCCTCCGCCCATCCCTGGTATCGGCATCGGCATTGAAGCGACTTAGGCTCCTAAAAAGAGGCTCCCAGGCGGCCGGCCAGGGGAGGAAGTCGGACCGCCGGGGAGGTCGGAATTACTTCCGGCCCTTGCGGCCCTTGTGACGCTTGGAACGCGTGATCATCGAAAGTCTCCTTGGGTTTGAAGTACCCGGCGAGAGAGCCTACCGGGGTGACGACGCGAAGAATAAGGTGGCGAAATCAGTCGTGTCAACGTAATCTTTTGCGGGTTTACTTAGAATGACAACCGGATACTACTGAATGCGTATTCCCCCCAAGAGGTTGGAAGGCTTCGTTCAGGAGGTCGCCAATCAATGCATGACATCGCAGGCGGAGCGCATCCAGCGCGGGGCAACCTTCAAGAACTACTTCCTGTACGGCGCGTCATCGGCGGCCGACGCGGCGGTCTATAACAAGACCGGAGCCTATATCGACGATCTCAGCAGCCTGCTTTATTCTCCGGTCAGTCTCAAATGGCTGATCACCGATCCAGACCTTCCCAACGTCAAGGAAAAGGCCAAGGGGGACGCGGCGTCGGCGTCGCTCCGGAAGATGGCCCGGCAGTCGGACACCGACACCCTGATATCGGACAGCGTGAAGTGGTCCATGGTCAAGGGAAAGACCTTCATCAAGCAGAACTGGAAGGGGTCGGGGTTCAAGCCTGAACTGATCCAGCCGGAGTCCATGGGCGTGCTTCAGGAGAGCCGGGGCTCGCTCGACACCGACATGGATGCGTTCAACCACCGCATGTACATTTCGCAATATGAGTTTGACCGGATGATCGCCGGCCACCCGGACGAGGCCAAACTGAAGCGCAAGGCGCGCTCCTACGTCAGTAAGATCGCCGACAGCCCGGTGATGAACGCCGGGATGCAGATCGTGGTCGGCTCGTTCCAACCCTATCGCGGGGCCAATGACCCGCCGGCTCAGGGCCGCAATACCGTCGACTGGATGTCCAGCATCGGCCCGACCATGAGCGCGGACATGAAGGCGTCCATGCTCCAGATGGACGAACTTTGGGTCTGGGATGATGAGCGGGAGAACTGGGCGACCTTCTGGCTGGTCGGCGACGACATGCTCATTCGCGGCAAGTACCAGACCACCAATTTCATGAGCTGGAACACAGACAGCCAGGCCGACAGCCCATACCTGAAAGCAAAGCATCCGTTTATCGAGGTTTGCCCCTCGCCGCTGGATGGCTACTTCTGGGCATGGCCGGAAATCGCCAACGTCCTGCTACTGCAAGAAGCCATCAACGCGCGGGTCAATGGCATCGCCAGACTGCTTCGCCAGCAGGAAGACCCACCGAAGTTTTTCAAGGGCGGGTCGGGCGTCAATCAGAACGTGGTCGCCAAGCTGAACAAGCCGGGCGGCTGGTGGGCGGACACCGTGCCGACAGCGGATGTCAAGAACGTCGCCCCGGAAGTCCCTGCCGGGCTCTATGAGACCCTGCACGAATACGAGCGGATGATGGACGAGGTTGGCGGCAAGCCGCCGATCACCAAGGGGCGCGGCGAGGCGGGGGTGCGCTCGCAGGGCCATGCCGAGACCCTGGTCCAGCAATCCTCGCCGCGCTTCAAGGACCCGGCCCTATTGATCGAGCGGTCGGTGGAGTCGCTCGGCGGCCTGATGCTGGACCAAGCCAAGGCGCACGAGGCGACCAAGCTGGTGGCGTGGGTTCCGGAGGCGGCGGCCGGCGGCGAGAAGGCATCCGCCAATCCGCTGATCACACCGCCGGCGCCAGGCCTCGTGCCGATCTATTTCCACTTCGCTGACCTTGATGACGGCGTGACCCTGATGGTCGATTCGCATTCCTCTTCGCCCGCCTTCGCGGCGGAGGCCAAGGCATTGCTGTATGACCTGCTCAAGATCGGCGCGATTTCGGCGGAAGACGTGCTTGAGCGCTCCGACATCGGCGGCGTGGAGAACCTCGTGGCCGGCCTGGAGCGGCGGGAGGCGGCCAAGGCGGCCCAACTTCAGGAGCTGGAGAAGAACGACCCGCAGGGCGCGCTCAAGTTGCTTCAGGGCGGGGCGAGGAAGAAGTAGGCGTGACCGAGCTTCCAAATCCGAACGCTACATGGACCTATCAAATCCTGGGCTCCATCGTCAGATTCGCCACCTATGACGCCATCGCCAAGGAAGTCCTGGTGACCTACGCCAATGGCGAGACGCAGGTTGTCGAGGGAGTCCAGGCGTTCGGGGCCAGCTTCAACAATCAGGACGCCATCATGCAGCTGGTGGCGACGCAGGGCTCCTAGCCCCGGCCCAACTGCCTGACTGGCGCCTGCGTCGGCGCGATCGGTCCACTGACCCGCCGCAGTATCTTTACTCCGGGCTTGCCGCCGGCAATGGCGCCGGGGTTGATGGGCGAGGCGCCGTAAGCCCCCTTGATCGCCCGCGCGGCGATGCGCTGCATCTGGTCGCCCACCCTCTTGCCTTGCGTTTCCCGGATCGCCTTGCCGCCAAAGAACCCGTCCGCCAGACGCTGTTGCGCCGCCGGCAGCTTCGGCGCCACCCCCTCGCCCTCGCGCACGTTGGTCTTCAGATCGGTCATGTTGTAGTCCTGCATGACAATCTCGGCGGTCGTGTCGATGGCGCGGACCTGGTTATTGGCCCCGACCACGGCCGGGGCTCGCTGCTCGGCCAGCATGGTTGCCAGCCGCTCGGCCCGCTCCATGATGTCCTCTTCCATGGCCTCGGCCTTGCACGCCCTGCGCGGGCATGGGCGGTCCTTTCCGCCGGGGGACTTCGCCACCCACGAATATTCGTTGCCGCAGCGGTTGCAGAGACAGAAGATGCGGTAGCTCTTGGGCTGTAGGTAGCCCTCGGCCGCCACCGTCTCGGAGCCCAGATAGGTTTCACTCATGGAGTTCGCTCCAGCCGGTCGGCTCGAAGTCGATCTTCCTGACCGTGTTCTGGAACACCCAGAAACCGGCCGGCACGAACCGGCGCTTCTCGTAGTCCATGACCCGCGTCGACCTCCAGGCCGCCCTGACCCACGTCGCCCCGTTGGCGGTCAGCCAGAGTGGCTTGCCGTCATGAGGGGCGGACGACATCGGCAGGATTTTGACGGTTTCGGACTCGGCTTCGAGAGGCGCGGCGGGGGGCTTCGGCGGACGACCGGGGCCGCGTTTGGGTTCGGGATAGGCTTCGGTCATCGCATGGGCTCCCATCGCTCAAACTCATCGCACCAGTAGTCGAAATCTACTCTGGTCATGAAAGCTGGAGACAGGCTGATATCGTCGGTCATACTCTCACAATCCGCCTCTGAAGCGCTGTCGCGCAAGCTTTCTTTTCGGCCGCCTTGAGCGTGGCGATGGCGGCTTCAGCGCCGGCCGGTTCATCGAATCTCTGCGGGCTCACGGCCCAGGTCCCGTGACGGGAACCGACAAAGACCTGTAAGGTGTAGGCCATCAAATTAAGCCACGGTCAGCGAGCCACTTGGGCCGGTTGTCGGCGGTGGCCTGGGCCTCTATGGCCTTATGCATGAAGCCGTAGGCGATCTTGTTGATGCGCTCGTTCATGCTCAACTCGCCCTCTTCCTTGAGCTTCATGGCCCGCTCGTAGGTCTCTCCATTGGATATCATCGGAACCCGGCGCCAATCAAGCCACGCCGCCACGGCGTAGGCGGAGGCGAACACCCGGTCGTCCTTACAGTCGCCGTTGGAACTTTCCGGGGCGCCGATGACATTGCCGTTCTGGACGACGATCAGCATTTCCTGGAGCAGGGGGATGGACCGGATCATCAGGTCGCGGGTGAAGTAGTGGCCCCGGAAATTGTGCAGCAACTCCTGCTTCACCCGCGACGACGAGTCGGTGTTGTAGGCGTAGCCCGCGCCCATGGTGTCGGGCTTGTGGTAGAGATACCAGCGGGCGGTCGGCAGGGCGTCCTCCCATGTCGAGGGACCGTCCTGGGCGTTGGTCACCTTGTCGCGCATCTGGGCCAGAAGCTGGTTCCACTGCACCATGACCACCCGGCCCGGCCCGTTGAGTTCGATGTTGACCACGCAGTCCTTGTAGGCCCCGGCCAGATGCGCCAGAACCCAGGTGCATTGGATCAATTCGACGCTGGCCGTGGCGAACTCGGCGACCTGCACCATCTTGTCGGCGAAGCAGCGCCAGATGGCGATGACGCTTCGGTCGCCATGGTCCGTGCGGCCCCAGGCCGGATCGAAGCCGATCACATACTTGCCTTCCGGAACCGGCGGCTCCCATACGCGAAGTTCGATCAGGTCGCGGTCATCCTCATCGGTGATCGGGACCAGGGTCATTTCGAAGAAGCTGTTGGTCAGGTTGTAGCGATAGGCGATGTACTCGTAGTCGCCAGACGCGATTTCCTGGATGTCCTTGCTGACCTGCCTCGTCTGGAAGAACGAGTAGCCGGTCATCACGAAGCTCTCGTCGGCCGTCCACGGCTGATTCTGCTGCAAGAGGTCCAGGTCGGCGGAGGGGTTGGCCGAGCGCCACCTGTGCCAGGCAAGTTGTTCCGGCGTCACGATCCAGTCGTAGAGGAGCTTGACGGCGTTCAGCTTCTCCAGTTCCGCCCCGCTGGGCTTGGCCTCGCCGAACATCGCGAAGCGCGCGTCGTTGCGCTCGATCCGGTTGGTGTCGCCCGCCCACCAGCCGATGAAGACCGAGCGCTTGCTGAATGGATCAGACTGGCCTTCAAGATAGCGGTCCCGCCAGTGGTTGTGGCCCTTGCTGGTGCTTTCGTAGATGAACACCCGGTTTGGATTTTCCTGGGCAAAGCCCTCCTCCAAGGATTCCAGGCCAGCCACGTCGCCGTAGGCGGCGACCTCGGTCAGGTGGCAATAATTGTAGCCCGAACCCTCGCCCCAAGATGTACTTTTCTTCTTCTGTACACCAGCGACCAGCAACTCAAACTGTGACCCGTTGGAGAAACGGATGACTTGGCGATTATTGGTCGTGATCGTGAAGTAATCCCCGAAGTATCCTTCCGGAAACGAATTGACATAGCCGACGATGATCTGACGGTTGCGGTCCCGGTTCTTCTCGGTGTCGGTGACGATGCAGCCATTGAGGCCGGGGAACATCGCCGCCCAGAACACATCGACCACCAGCGTCGCGGTCGTGATTCCGAGCTGGCGGGACTTGGCGATGTAAAAGGTGTGGATACCGTCATCGAGCCCCTTACCGACGAAGTTCAAGGCGCGCTTCTGCGATTCCCAGAGAACAAGCTTGGTCCCCCGCTCGTCCGACTGCATGACCTCCTTGGAGGAAATGCGAAGGTCGGCGGAGAAGGCTGGCAGCAGCTTCAGATAGCTGGACGCCTTGGGAGCGGTCTGGGCCATGACCTAGACCATAGGCGACTGAAGCATCGTGGCAAAGGGCGATAGCGGGCGGCCATAGGGCGCCGCTTCCCGCGCCAGAACCTCGAACTCGTGATCCTTCAGGATAGCGATGGCGCGCTCGACCACGGGCTTGTCGGCCAGGGCGGTCACCACCTGCTGTTCAAGGCCGGCGACATGGGCGGCCCACATGGGGCCGATGATATCGGGCTTTCCCCTCCTGGCCTTGAAACGCTTGCCCAACTTCGTGGCCTTGTCGGCGTTGGCCCGCGCCTGTT